ACCAGCTGAAGAACGACCTGCAGTCTTAACAACCAAACGCGGCATCAGACCGGACTTGTGAATTTCCTCAGTCAAAGGCTGGTCAACTGCGGACAATATACTAACGTCCTTAATCGCCTTGGAAATATTGTGCAGACGTGAATCAAGACCCTTGAGTTGCAAGGCGATTTCAAACAACGTTTGAGCCTTCAACGCACCCTGCAGCGACTCAGGAATGCTTTGGCTGTACTTATACACATTCAGCGGCCACCCCTTATTGGGAATAAAGTCTAAGCCCTTTTGACCGCACAACCTAGTCGCGCGACCAAGTGCCTGTGTCATATCCGCCTCTGTCATAAGTGGCTCAAACAAGTGAACGTAGCGAACATCAAATAAGTCAATACCCTCCTTGAAGCCGCTATCTAAAATAATAAAACGACAGTTTGCGCCAAAGATGTTGTCAGGGCGCTTATTAAACATATCAAGCACCTCCTTCTTGAGTTTGTGCTTGAATGGGCTGTCCCAAAGCGCAGTAGATGATAGGACCGCAAAATTGTCACCACCACCAGTTGGAACATCAACAACAATGCGACTCTTTACAAATTTCAAAACGGGTGCAACGCCACGCGCAATAAACGCCGCAGAAATGATTTTAGCACCATAGCCCAGCGTCTTAATATCACTGAAAATGAAATGTTTGAATTTCTTACCATGAAGTGCCATATCGTTAGCGTCAAGAGCCGCAATATTTTGCAACATTGCCTCTAGTTTCGGACTAGCAATCGGAATTAGTTTATCTGTTTCTTTGTTATCGAACTGTGCCTTATTGAAGCGCTGACTACGTGTAATCTTGCTCCAGTTACTGACCTGCCGAATGCAGTCTAATTGACGCCCGTTGGGCTTGTATGCCGCAACAACCTGTTCTTCGGGAGCGCTGCCCCGACTCAATGTGGTGTGATGAACACGCTTGAATACACGATTGATACTACTACTAACGTTCTTACGGCTTTTGCTCTTCATTGTCTTCATTGTCTTCACTGTCCGCACTGTCTTTGCAGAGCAAAACTTATTATCATTCATACATTCCGTCACATCACCGACTAAGCCGGCTCTTGAGACGCCGCCCTTATCAGGGTGGTGTTTGAGTAGCCAAGCGCGACCTTCCTTCTTATTGGATAAGCCTTCCGCGCACATGAGCTCATCGCACGCCGGCATTCGTATTAATATGTACAGAGATTTTCTTAATATGAACCAAGGATGACCGCTAATAAGCGCACATTTGAAGTAGACCGCTTTTTAACCCGTGAACTACTTCTTCGTAACCCTGATAATAGTTATCCATCAGCCAACCAGGTCGTTTTTACAGATGGTAATGGCGGTACATATTTAGCGCCCGTCAATCCTGATATTCCAACGACAGGTTTCAATCAGATTACACTAGCAGACTCAGGTGCTATATTTTCAGCAAATCTACCATTCAACAACCTTAATATCAAGCAAGGTTTGGGTGTTATAATATCAAAACAAAATATCAACTCTCAGGACTACCTTACCTTTCAGGTCAGCGCCCTAGTTCCAAGCTCCTTTAATGCAGTGAATACGCAAGACGGTACAGTTTACGCGGACGGATTTAGCTCCATGTTAAATGTCGTAGGATATGATAGCGTCAAAGTCAAAGCCTCCACAAATAATACACTTTATATTGGTGGCACACCGGCTTTCGGCATAATCAACTTGTCGACTAGCCAAGGACAGCAGTACTTGTATCCGTCCACATCATTGTCCTCTGTAACTATCCAGGCGGGGTTCGGTATTACACTGGCAAAAACAGGACCAACTAGTTATTCGATTGCAAACACGATTTCGACCTTTGCCTTGAACAGAATTAATGTACAGGGGCAAAGCACATTAAACTTTTTAGACCAATTCAACGCAATTTCCTTGAGTACCAATGGAAACACGCAACTCAGTGTGAATAGTACAACTATTACTATTGGTAACTTTGCCTTTTCAAACATTCAGTTACCCAATGGCAGCCGAATGGAAGCATCAACATTAAATAATTCTTTACAAATAACGCCAGGTTATGGCTTGACCTATTCAACTGTAAATTCAACGTTGCAAATTAATACAAGTCTGCCGTCCTCATTTAGCATCATTAGTACAACCAGAGGTACGCTTGTTGCTGGCTTCTCAACCAATATTTTAACGCTCAATAACGGTTATGGAATTGACTACTTGGTGAACGCGCAAGCCTTAACTATTAAGTTAGCGTCAACGTTTGTTTCCCAAATTTCAACAGAAACGGGTATTATTACGGCTACAAATCAAAGCATAGCAAATTTTCGACAGGGTAAAAGTATCGTGTATTCAACATCGTCAGATAACATGTTATATATCAACTCAAAAGACTATAACCGCATCGATATTGTGGACGGCACAACCGGACTAATTACTACAAGTCTTTTCGCGACCCTTAACCAGAAAACCTTCACCTTTGTTCAGGGTCCTGGTATTAGTATTGTTGGAAACACTAATAATAACCAAATTCTTATACAGCCAACGTCTACAATTTTCGTCAGTGGTCCACAATACGCCTTTTCCTTTGTACAGGTGTACAGTACTGCCTCCTTTTTAGGAGAAGGGTTGACCCTCTTTCAAAACACTCAGACAATTAATGCTGCGCCCAACGGTCAGGCAGTTTTGGGCATAGTACCCGTATTTCCCCTACAGTCCCAAACGGATGTTGCCAATAACAACCTTTATTTAGCAATTGACCAGAGCACAATGTTATTTTCAACAAATACACAGCTGAGTAGTCTGAATGCAACAGTATCAACCTTCCAAATAAATTCTTCCACAATCAGCCTTAGCGCCAGCACTATAACAACTGCCAATGCACTGGCAAACAATATTAATATATCCAGTCTAAAAGTCAATGGCTCATTAGTTATTACTAGTGCGTCAACGCTATCGTCCTTAATTATTGCATCAGAAGTCTCAACCGTGTACCTTGAAGCTCAACTATCATGCCCTTCCACAATTGGCTATAATCAAATAAGTAGCCCGTTAATGGTATTTAATTATATAAGTTCACAGGTAGGTATAAATCTAGGCACTGGTCAGCCGCAAACAACCTTGCATGTAGGTGGCACAATTCTGGCAGAAAACTTTGCTACGTATTCCGATTCCAGCCTGAAAAATTTCAAGGATGAATACCAAGTTACAACAAATGACCTACAGGCACTAAAACCATGGATATTTAATTGGAAAGACAGTGACATACAGGATGTTGGGTTTGCTGCGGAAGATGTTGAAGCAATCATGCCATCCGCTGTAAAAATCGGACCGACCGGCTTACGAATGGTGGACTACGGTCGTCTGTCGGTAGTTAGTTTAGCAGCTCTTCGTAACACAAATAACCGATTAGACGCGGTTGAATCGACGTTGCAGAGTTTAGTTAAGCAAAGGCAACTTTAGTATGACCACGTTAGCCGAAAGCAGCCCTTTTCTGAAAACCACTTGAGCGCCTTCTTAAAAGAATCATGGTCTGCCTCAAGCCACCAATCCCAGCCTTCCATTGTGGACCACTCAGGATAACTATGAAGAAATTCAGAAGCGGAACAATCATATGAATCAAACGCCTCAATGTAACTATGCCAATGTGAACCGCGCTGCCATAGAAACTTACGATACTCTTCAGGCACAGTATAATCAGCCGGATTAAAATCGCCATATGTTCCATTAGGCAACCAAATAGAAGGTGCACCAGTAACCGGATTAATAGGCAGACATACCTGAATTAGCAAATCAAAACCCATTTTTTTTACAAATATATACTAGTTACAATACGTTTCATTTTTTCCTTCATAAAATGACGGAAAAAATGAATTAGGAATCAAGATAAAGCAACAAAGTAAAACAAATGCATCTACCAACGTCGCTGTCCTATTTGGAAATAGTGGTCGGCTATCTCCTATTAACAGCAACACCGTATGTTCCAGAATTAATCCTGTATGTTGCGCGACAGTTTGGCATTTGTCGTTATATTATTCATGGCGACAAGGACAAGTTCAAAAAGATTGTCAAGCGCATTGAAAAACACACTAGTAGTTCCAGCCTGAGTTATCGTAACGGTAAGGTTCATCCATCAGGCTATTTTATTGGACCAAAGTGCGTCGGCTATTATATGTCTGAGTCAAGATATGCCGATGAGGAAAAGGTCCTTATCTTAACAACAAAATGCTTCTATGAGCACTTAGCCGCCGATGATGATTTGGAACTAGTCAAAGAAGTAATAAAGAAACCAGATTCAGAGGATGAGACTCAACCTCTTATTACGTCATTGAAGAAGCCGACAAAGGAAATGCTTAACGTGTTTATCAGAACGGGAACCTACAAAAACTTCTACTATTCCAAATTATCTATTGATGTTGAGCATATCAAACCTCTAGGCGCCCAGAAGGAAATCGTCGACGATATTGTAAGACGCTACCAGAAGAAGCAACGTCTGTCCGTGTTTATTCACGGTGTAACTCTTGCGGGCAAAAGTTCCATTGGCTACCTAGTTGCCAAGGCGCTAAAAGGACGCTACACCCACACCTTTAATCCAACCGACCCTGGAGACACGTTCTGTGGAATGATTAGCGATATTAACGGCAATAATGAAAGTGACACCGACACAGACAGTCCCCTTATAGTAGTACTTGAAGAGGCTAATGATATGTTGAACGCCATTCATAAGAATGACATAAAGCCCCATAAGGAAATCTCCACATCTGTGCGCAATAAGGCAACATGGAATGGATTCCTAGACGACTTGGTGTTCTATAAAAACGTGATTGTGATTCTTACTAGCAATGAGCCGAAGGACGTGATTGACAAAATGGACCCGTCTTATCTTAATGGGGCGCGCATTTCTGCTACGTATAGCATGATGGACCCGCTAATGATTCCACTGGACGACGAAGAATAAAAATTTGAATCAAAGTATAGTATATAAGTTGAGTCAAAAACAATATGGACAAGAAGCCGATTAACCCGCTAGTTGAAATGTTCTACAAGTCACTGACCAATGCTGAGCGGGAAGCGCACGCGATTGCCGCGCGCCCTGGTTCAGAGGGCGGCTTGGGGTCATCGTATATTGTAGAGCGCACAGCCGCCTTTATTAAATGGAGCAAGAAGCAGCAGGAGCAGAAACAGAAGGAGTAGAACCAAAAACGGGGCTACGACCAAGTGTAGGACTGCGGATGCCAGTCCGCTTTTTCTTATTTAGCCACGCGCGCAAATCAGAGTTGAGGATGCTTTCATTAGCAATCAAGTCCTCAAGCGACCACCAGCGCACGTCCTGAATTTCATTCCGGTCAAGG